AATTATATCTATAATAAAATTAAAGAAGGCACCACAGATCATGTTGTTGTGTGGGAATGGGCCAATGGCAACCAACATAATAGATTGTACGAAAATCATGAAGTGTCGTATACTGTACTTGGTGTAGTGCCTGCTAGCTACATAATTAAGAATGCAAAGATCGATGGTTATGACTCACAAGGTCGACCATTCTATAGATTTCCATATGAGAAAGGTGTAAAGTATGTCTAATGAACGTGAATCAGTAAAAGTCCTGCAAGAGTGTATCGACCTGCAGATCCGTAAGTCTAAAGACTATCAGAACCCCAACTCGAACGTAGTGCAGGCAATGCACTATCGCCGTGGTGTAGACTCTATCCATGACACAATGCATGGCAAGATGCTTCGTGCTCAGTCTCTCCTCGAGTCTGGCTCTGCTGCCAACTTCGAGTCTCTCGAAGACACTTACAAAGATCTGATCAACTATGCTAGCTTCGCTGTTTCGTACATTCGTGGCAAGATGGAAGGCCAAGATCCTAACCGTGACTACCTTAATCGTCCTAAGAAAGGCAATTAATGCTTATTGTTGAAGATATTCGGTGGCACTTCATCGATGAGCTGAAGTATGGTAGGTTTGTCACTGACAAGACCGGTGTCAAGACCATTGAGATGATCGGTGCTTGCTTTGAAGCCAATCATCCTACCATCTTCGGTGATGTCAATGATGAGTACGTAGAGCGTGAGCTCGAGTGGTATAAGTCGATGTCTCTGTATGTCAAGGATATTCCTGGCAAGACACCGGCTATCTGGGAACAGGTTGCTTCGTCTGAAGGCAAGATCAACTCCAACTATGGTTGGGCTATCTACAGCGAAGACAACGGTTTCCAATATCTCAACGTTCTCCGTGAACTATGTGTCAATCCTAACAGCCGCCGTGCTGTGATGATCTATACTCGTCCTACTATGTGGCAAGATTATAATCGCGATGGCATGTCTGATTTCATGTGCACCAATGCTGTACAGTACATGATTCGTGATGGCCAGCTGGTTGCCGTAGTGCAGATGCGTTCCAATGACGTAGTCTTCGGTTATCGTAACGACTATGCATGGCAGTCCTATGTTGCTGATCAATTATCAAATGATCTTGGTCTTAAAGTATTGCCAAAGATTATCTGGAATGTCGGCAACCTGCATGTGTATGAACGTCACTTTGATAAGGTAAAGTAATGAATAAATGGACACGGCGTTACTTGGATATTGCCAAGGAAGTTGCAACCTGGTCTAAAGATCCTTCTAAAAAGATTGGAGCAATAGCAGTTGGTGACAAGGGACAGATCCTGAGTCAAGGATACAATGGTTTCCCACGCGGTGTCAAGGATACAAGTGCCCGTTACGATATCCGCGAGGACAAGTATAAGTATGTGGTGCATGGTGAGATGAACGCCATCTACAATGCATGCAACTCTGGTGTGTCGCTTAATGGTGCAACACTCTATGTCACCGGTCTTCCTGTCTGTTCTGAGTGCGCCAAGGGTATCATCCAGGTCGGTATCAAGAAGGTGATCATGGAATATCCTAAAGATATTCCTGACTTCTGGCGTGAATCAATGGCACTTACCACCCAGATGTTCCATGAAGCAGGTGTAATGTTTTTATGTCATGAGGAATAATAGTGGAATTAACACAATATTATGACGAATATCTAAGATATTTTGAGTTGGCCAAGGACCAACAGGCCAAGTGCAACCTCGGCACAATTCCATATAAAGAGTCGGCCATGGCCGATGACCTGTTAGAGAACGTAGAACTATACGACGTTGTCGAACGCAAGTTCGCCGGCTTTTCTCAGATTGTGAACGACGTCTTTTATGGTTGGACTGACAAGCATCCATACTTCCATAAGATGGAACAGGGTATCCACACACGGGAGCGTGGGTACATCGCCCGTGACTGGACAGGCAAGCATGCCGACTTCAGTCTGCCCGAGTGGTTGTACATCTTTATCCTGCACCGGGTGACCGGTTCCGGCATCAACTACTCGAAGAAGCCATCGGGTTATCACAACACCTTGCTACCACATCTGTATGAATGCATGTCGATCGAGGATATGGTTCGTCGTGTGAACCACCATCCGTATCCGTTCTATACGTCGGTTGGTTATCAGTTCCCTGCATTCCCTAAGGTTCCAGCTGGTGCAAACTACAAGAAGGGTGGCGATTACTACCTGTCTGAGTATGCTCCACGACTGGCCAGAGATCTTGCCGAATGGCTTCAGGGCAGTAACATGAAGAGAGATCTTCGTGAGATTGGTGACTGGATGCTGGCATGGAACGTAGCCAACGGTCTCCGTCAATACAAGTTCCAGTACGCAGCGGTTGTGGCCGACATCGCTGACTGGTATCCTGAGTACTGCAACCTCGATAGTCCATTCTACTACGGTACGAATGCAGTCGAGTGTATCTCTTATCTGGCCAACAACACAGACAGAATGAAACAGGAACTATTCCTTGACAAAGTGATGGAGAAGATTTATGCCGATACAGGTGCGTACCCCTACAACGCCGAAGATGTATGTTGCGACTTTATCAGATGGGTCGAGAACTATGTTAAGCCAGGATCAGATTATGACCACCTTTGTTTCGACTCCATCTGGTCCTCCTGTAGAATTAAAGATCACCCATATGGTCGTCAACGAGCTATGCTCGATCTTGGCCTCATCGACACCTTTAACAAATTGTCATCTCACCCCTCAGACGACTATATACTAAAGCAGGCAGGTATTTCTGTCCAGCAATATAAAGAAATGGTGAAAGCGCTATGAGTCATAATAACCACGTAATCGATGGATACAACCAGGATGTCGGCTACAGATCTTGGGAAGAGGCCAAGGACTATTATCTAGAACTTGCTGATACATGGACAGATCCGTATCCAGATCCAGTCGTAACCGTGCATGACGGTGTTCGTTGTGTCCGTGACGATCTTATCACAGGAACCAAGGTTCGTGGTGGCGACTGCCTGATGTCAAGGATCAATCAGTCGACAATTGTGTATGTGCAACCACGTACAGGTCTTGCCGGTGTCTCTATCCTTGATGTTGCCAAACGTTATGATAAGAAGGTGAAACTGTTCATGCCTTCTGCTCAACGCATCTCACATCATCAGGCGTGTTGCATTGAGCGTGGTGCAGAAGCATCGTTCCATCGTATTGCTGCGATGCCGAACCTGAACAAGATCGCCAAGGACTGGGCAGACTCACAGGAGGATGCATTCTTCGTTCCGCTTGGTCTAAAGCATGAACTCGTGACTGCTGGTATCGTCAAGGCAGCATCTAAGATCCCTGCTCCTGATGAGGTCTATGTTGCCATCTCGACCGGTGTTCTTTCGAGAGCGATGCAGATTGCATGGCCAAATGCCAAGTTCCATTCGGTTGCTGTATCGCGTAACCTAAAGGCTGGTGAACTTGGTAGAGCAGATGTCATCTCAGAACCGATGGCATTCCAACAGAGTGAGAAGGCTGAGAACCTGCCACCATTTCCGTGCATAGATACATATGACGGTAAGGTATGGAAGTACATTCCGAAGAATACCGGCCGCAACATCCTGTTCTGGAATGTCGGCAAGGAACCAGTCCTCAACGATCCTACCATCTACGATCGTGTAGATTCTTACCGTGACTGGCCAAAAAAAGATGTACAATTTGCCACACTTGATGTATAGTGAATAATATGAAAACGCTTGTAACCTCGCCATTCACCCATATCTCCTCCAACATTCATTCGCATCGTGCTGCTCAGGCTGCAATCTATGCAAACCAACTAGAGGAGAATGGGTATACCGTACATCTAGACCGTACTGGTGATATCCACCCTGATATCAATTCATTCGATAGTATCTGTGTCTACCACGGCAATGACTGGGGTGGATCTCTTAACCTATTCGGTGGAATGAAGAACTACGGTAACATCGATAACCTGATTAGGTACTCTCAGTTCAAGGGTACTGTGTACTCGTTATGGATCGATCATCCTAAATACTCTGAGATGCTTGAGCCACGTATGAAGGGTGAGATCCATCCTGACTGGGCAAAGGTCGACTGGGAAAACCTGAAGCGTATCGAGAATACTGCCAAAACTCTTAGACAGATAACTCCAACAACCAAGGTGGTTGTAGGCGATAGCCATGCTATCTGCATGTACCGTCCTGGTTGGTTCGTTAACTCTGTACCTTTCAAGACTCTACATGGTGCACTCAAGGAAGGCCTTCAGTCGTTCATCCAACCACATCATGAGATTGCAGAGTTCTACTTCGGCAACATCGACGTACGCCACCATCTGATGCGTCAACCGAATCCTGAAGAGGCAACACGTGATCTTGCCAAGAGATACTACGAGCAACTATCTCAACTAGATCTTGCTAAGGTCTATGCATACGAGCTGCTTCCTATCGAGAACGAGTCTCGTGCACTTCCTAAGACTGGTTACTATAAGGGCACACCGTTCTATGGTGTATGGGAACATCGTGAGACTGTTCGCCTGATCTTCAAAGATGAGATGAAGAATCTCTGTGCACAGGGTAGTGTCAACTTCATTGAGTGGACTGACTACCTCAAGAATGACAAGGGCGAACTTGACTTTGAGCATATGGAAAAGCCAAAGTCTGTGCACCTATCGCGTAATTCATATCCGCATTGGCAAGGTCGTAAGTGGAGCGGCTTGCCTGAACATAAACCATCAACTCTAGAGGACTTCTTTATATAATGAAAAATGATACCATGCAAAACACTGTAGTCGGTCATGGAACTACAATAACAACTGTTGATCTGATTCCATCGGGGATCTTGGAAACTACGACTGGTACAAATTTTGTCCCCGGGTTGACTGTAAAGCGTTTAATCGATTATAAATACAATGAAGGCGAAACTCTGAAAGAGATTCAGTCTTACATCAATGCTACGTACGATCAGCATTATTCCCGAAATAAATTTCAAGCAACAGAATTCATCATTGATGCTGGTCATGGTACTGGTTTCAATATTGGGAATATGATGAAATACACCCAACGATACGGTCGTAAGGGTGATCCTGCCGAGTGGCGGAAGGACCTACTTAAGGTCATTCACTATGCAATTATGCAACTCCATGTACATGATACTGAATATAAGGATTAATTATGGGAATTGAAATCAAGGTACCAATCGAGAAGCTTCGTGAACGCAAGCTCTTCGTCGCTGCTCCAATGTATGGTGGTCAGTGTCAGGGCATGTTTGCCCGTTCGATCGCCGACCTCTCGGCACTCTGCACTCACTATGGAATTCAGGTAAGATTCTACTTCCTGTTTAATGAGTCACTCATCACTCGTGCACGTAACTATTGCGCAGACGAGTTCATGCGTTCAGGTGATACACACTTGATGTTCATCGACTCTGATATCGGCTTCAATGCTAATGATGTCATCGCTTTGATGGCACTACAGAGTGAGAATCCGGATGATGACCAGTACGACATTCTTGCCGGTCCTTATCCTAAGAAGTGCATCAGCTGGGAAAAGATCAAGCATGCCGTAGACAAGGGCTTTGCTGACGAGGATCCTAACCGTCTTGAGAAGTATGTAGGTGACTATGTCTTCAATCCAACAGGCGGTACTGGTGAGATTCCTCTTGGAGAACCAGTTGAAGTGTTGGAAGCTGGTACCGGATTCATGATGATCCGCCGTAATACTTTTGAGAAGTTCCAGGAAGCATATCCTCAGCAGTTGTATAAGCCTGACCATGTTCGTACCGAACACTTTGATGGTTCACGTTACATCATGGCCTTCTTCGATACGCCTATCGATGCAAAGCGTGCGCAGTTGGTACCTGAACTACAGGCATACATCGAGAAGAATCCTGAAGCCACAAGTAATGAACTGATTGAGTTTATCAAAGATGCCAAGAGTACTGCTCGAGATCGTCCTGAGTACTCGGAACGTTATTTGTCTGAAGACTATATGTTCTGTCAGTGGGTACGTAATGCTGGCATGAAGGTATGGTTGTGCCCATGGATGCAGCTTCAGCATGTAGGCATGTATGTCTTCGGTGGTTCGTTGGTCGATCTGGCTCAGATCGGTGCGGCTGCTACTGCAGACCAAAGTGTGTTGAAAAAGAATAAGAAGTGATGTACATTAATGGGTGGTTGTGTTATGTTGGTACAACCACCCACATTATTGGAGATATATTATGAAGCTTAACCCCGTTACCACACAGATCCTCAAGAACTTCTCGTCGATCAATCAGAATATCATGATTAAGCAAGGCAACCAAGTACGCACTATCTCGCCTACTAAGTCTGTCCTTGCTCGTGCATTCCTTAGTCAAGAATTCGACTCGACGTTTGCAATCTACGACCTCAGCCGTTTCCTTGGCACAGTCTCACTCTTCAATGAGCCTGAACTGACTCTCAAGGAATCGTATGTCGAGATCTCCGAGGGTAACAACAAGTTCAAGTATGCATTCAGTGATCCGTCGCTGATTATGGTTGCTCCTGACAAGGAGATCGAACTGCCTAATCCTGAAGTTCGTTTCACTCTGACCGAAGATGCACTCAACCGTGTCATGAAGGCATTGAGTGTTTCACAACTTCCTGACATCGCAGTAACCGGCATCGAAGGTCGTATCCTCCTGCAGGCTGTGGATACTAAGGGTGCAACCAACGACTCGTTCAGCGTTGAGGTCGGTGAGACCGATGCAAACTTCCGTATGGTATTCCGTTCGGACAATATCAAGTTGATTCCAGGCAAGTATGACGTATCCATCTCGTCTAAGGGTCTCAGCCACTTCAAGGGCGAGACTGTTGAATACTGGATTGCTGTGGAGTCTAACTCTAAGTACGACGGTTAATGTGGCTGCTGGTCACTAAGCCAGAGTCCGTGGATGCACTAACTTCGCGACGGACATCACTTTATGATGGAGATATATTATGCTTGAAGAATTCTTGTGGGTTGAGAAGTATCGCCCTAAGACCATTGCCGATACTATCCTGCCTACTCATTTGAAGACTGTGTTCCAACAGTTCATCGATCAGAAGAATATCCCTAACCTCATCCTGTCTGGTTCTGCTGGCGTCGGTAAGACGACGGTTGCCAAGGCCATGTGTGAGGAACTAGGATGTGACTATATCGTTATCAACGGTTCTATGAACGGTGGTATCGATACCCTGCGTAACGACATTGCTCGTTTCGCCTCCTCCATCTCACTATCTGGTGGCCGTAAGTATGTTATCCTTGATGAGGCTGACTATCTTAACGCACAGTCTACCCAACCGGCTCTCCGTAACTTCATGGAAGAGTTCTCGGCCAACTGTGGTTTCATCCTGACCTGCAACTTCAAGGATCGTATCATCGAGCCGTTGCAGTCACGGTGTTCGGTCATCAACTTCAAGATCTCTAAGGCAGAGATGGCAACCCTCGCAGCTCAGTTCATGAAGCGTGTGGTTGTTATTCTCGAGAAAGAGAACGTTCCATTCGACAAGGCAGTGGTTGCTCAGGTTCTGACCAAGCACTTCCCCGACTGGCGTCGTGTTCTCAATGAACTCCAGCAGTACTCTGCTACTGGAAACATTGACTCGGGTATTCTATCCAACTTCTCTGACAATGCACTTGCTAAACTCATCAGCTATCTGAAGGACCGAAACTTCAGTGCGATGCGTAAGTGGGTTGCAGAGTCCGACATGGATACCACCGAGTTCTTCCGTGCCTTCTTTGACAAGGCGGAGGACTACATCAAGGCCGACTCCATTCCTGTGCTAGTCCTCCACCTTGCAAAGTATCAGTATCAGAATGCATTCGCAGCTGATCCTGAGATCAACCTGACTGCCTGTCTCACCGAAGTCATGGCGGACTGTGAGTTCCTATGACCTGGTTCGGACGGAACAAAACATGTGCCGTGTGTGAAGATAAGTATCTCAAGAGTGTACCATTCCATGAAATGCGGTTAAATACCGATGATGGACCGGTCTCTCTTGAGATCTGTGAGAAATGTGCAGACTTCTTTGACAAGTCTGCCGAAGTGATTATGAAGGGCAGACAATCCGATGAGTCAACCGTTTGATTTTGTAAACAGCATCAACTCGACCAAGAAGAACCTGATGAAAGGCACTGAGAACGATCAGCTTGCCGAGAAGTCATACGCACCATTCATTACCAACAAGGCACTATCCTACTTCGCCGATACCGTACAGCTGGCCAACATGATGAACTGCAATCATGGTCTGGACAACAAGTTGCAATATTCGTTTCTAATAAATATTGTACGACCCAGCAAACGGTATTCAAAATGGGTGAAGAAAGATAAGGATAGTGATTTAGAACTGGTAATGTCTTACTACGGCTACAACCGTCAAAAGGCCAAAGCCGCACTTAAGTTACTTTCCCCGGATCAAATGAAAACAATAAAAAATAAACTTGATAAGGGTGGAGTTAGAAATGAACGTAGTCGATAGTTTAATCGAGGTAAAGCTGGGTGAGGAAGACGATTTCCTAAAGGTCCGTGAGACGCTGACACGCATCGGTGTCGCATCACGTAAGGACAAGACGCTATACCAATCATGCCATATCCTGCACAAGCAGGGCAAATACTATATCGTCCACTTCAAAGAGCTGTTTGCTCTGGACGGTAAACCATCAAACTTCTCGGATGAGGATAAGGGTCGTAGAAATGCTATCACGAATCTTCTGGTCGATTGGGGTCTGATTAAGCTGGCCGAGGAAGGTTCAACCGATGATCCTCTGACACCTATGAATCAGATCAAGATCCTTCCGTTCAAGGAGAAGGATGAGTGGAACCTTGTGACCAAGTACAATATCGGTCGTAAAAAGTAACACTAAAAACATTTCAAAAAAATGCGCTCGGATTGATTCTGGGCGCATTTTTTTATGTACATTATTTCGAAAAGAGATTATACTGGGTATATGATGATGAAAGGAACAAATATGATCACTAACCTCTGCGGTGGTTCGTTCGAACTGAAGTCTGGTCGCAAGTGGACCCATGGTATCAGCCCCTTCCGTGAACGTGAAGCTCTCAAGCTTCGTTGGGAAAAGGTCGGTCCAATCGGTGGTCGGCACTTCTTCGAGATCGACGGTGTGCAGTACTCTGCCAAGACGATCTCACCTCGCATCGAAGGTATTCAAATGCATACGGAAGGATTTTAATATGACTCCACGTCTCGGTTCAGCTCAAATTATCATGTCTATTAACGACAAGGAAGGTCTTGTGGTTCGCCACGGCGATCAGCCCGATCTCATTCTGGCACACCTGCCAGCAGATCAGTGTGACGGTACAACCTGGAATAAGATCTGGGAAACGCTTGACGGTCTTGGTGTTATTCGCAGCGAATTTTAAAAATAGTTGTGTACATTAATTCAGATCAGTGTATAATGGTAATATCAATTGTGAATGAGGATTTTTATTATGCTTACTCTTGCTGATATCAATGCCGCCACCAATTCCAAGGATGGCGACATCTACTCTGATCTGTACAAAGATGTGTACGGTAGTCGTCCTCGTTACGCCACCTTCGAATCGATCGAAGACTTTGATGTCGACTACGAGCGCCTTGTCAAGCGTCTGAGCGAACAGCTCGTCAAGGAGAAGATCCAACAAGATCGTAACTTTGCCGACTTTGTGGCCCGCGTTGATGGTGTCATGCAGATGGTTCAGGGTGCTACCCGCGAACGTGCTGTTGAGATCATCGCCGATGCAGAAGGCATCGATGCTGAGGAGTTCAGCTTCTACGGTCTCGAGTCTCTCGAGTACAAGTTCAACCTCAAGTATGGTTCAATCGCCAAATGGCTTTCGGAAGAAGTGTAATGAAAGTTTATTTGATTTACATGCAGTATGCCTTCGAAGGCCCAGAGTATGTTGTCGGCGTGTATTCTACACTTGAAAAAGCGCAGACTGCACAAGAAACCGTTTCAAAGCGGCATCGTTCATGGATTGAAGAAGAGGAAGTAAAATAGTTGTGTACATTTAGTCGAAAATAGACTATATTGTATATATAGTAAGCTATGGAGAATGATTATGCAAGTAGAGATGTTTTCGTTACCTACACTTAATGATGGTGTCATGGCCGTAGAACAGAAGTTCTGCGAAGTGCTCAGTGCATATCGTAACGGTGAGAAGCTAGATCCTGAGGTTCTTGACTGGATGGATACGGCCAACACCTGGTTGATGGAGTCTAAGTGATGAGTGATTTTATTCCTGGTTTTGGCACAGAGGCTCGTCAAGAGGATCTTGGTCCTAAGCAAGCCAAGGGTGGAGTCTTCTCTTCGGCTGATGTTCCATTGATCAAGCGGGCATTGCTGTTCTTTGCAAAGAATTGCTTTGTTATTGAGGATCATGAGACGAAGCAACTATCCAACCTGCTTCATCGTTTGGAACGTATCAACTAATACAATGCGCCGTTAGCTCATCTGGATAGAGCGCGAGACTTCTAATCTTGAGGCAGTAGGTTCGAGTCCTACACGGCGCGCCAATTCACTCCTGTAGCTTAAAGGTGAAGCCAGCCGCTCATAACGGCTTGAGTGTGGGTTCAAGTCCTACCAGGAGTACCACGTCACGGTGGCAGAGTGGTCCAATGCAACGGATTGCAAATCCGTAAAGCCGCCGGTTCGAATCCGGCCCGTGACTCCATAAAGAGTAATTGTAATGACTAGGTTTGTTAACAGGTTCGTAATCTCCGACACACACTTTGGACATACGAACTCATGGGAAAAGTTCACGCTGCCTGACGGTAGTCCTCTACGTCCGTTCACCTCTACCGAGGAGATGGATGAGACTATGATTGAACGCTGGAACGCGAAGGTCAAGCCGACGGACACTGTCTACCATCTTGGTGACGTTGTTATTAACCAGAAGTCTCTGCATCTGGTTAGTCGCCTGAACGGGCGTAAGATCCTGGTGCGTGGTAACCATGACATCTTCAACGACAAGCAGTACGCTGATGTTGGCTTTGAGCAGATCCATGGTGTTCGTGTGTTTGTTGATAAGTTCATTCTGAGCCACATACCTCTGCATCCTGACTGTGTGACTGAACGTTTCAAGGTCAATGTGCATGGACATCTTCATGCGAATGAGATCATGCGGACAAGAACTAATATGGTTCATGGATACATGACCGGTCTTGTTACTGAACCAGATCCTCGTTACCTGTGTGTCTCGGTTGAGCATACTAACTACGAGCCTCTGCACTTCGATGAAGTTCAAGCTCGCATAGATAAGCGTTGGGAAGAGGCTAGATACACTGGTCCTATCAATGCTTGGGGTAATGGAAGTGGACCGAACTGATGAAGAACTGCCTAACGTGTAAGACACGTATCAAAGCAGATGCGCATTGGGATGAGAATCAGGGCGATTTCTGGCACTGTACAGCAGTCGTTCCTGTTCAAGGATTTGGTATCATGTGGATTGAAAATCGCAATAAAAACCCTACCGACCCAAAGTCTGTTGGCCGTCTGATTAATCTCAACTTGTTTAGACCAGAACATGCACATCATAAGTCTGGTTTAAATTGTAATTGTCCGTTATGGAGTGGGACAAATGATTGAAGAAGCTAAAGAACTAATTGCTACATCAAGTCCACAGTCTTCTGTATACATCGGATGTGACTCGATACGTTATCGTAAGAATAACCAGTGGTACGCAAAGTACTCGACTGTGATTATCGTCCACATGGACTCTAAGCATGGTTGTAGACTGTTCCACGAGTCTCATGATCTGCCTGATTATGGCAATCTGAAGCAACGACTGTTGAGCGAAGTTAACTATGCCGTAGCTGCTGCGACGGAGATTATTGACGTTCTGGGTGATCGCCACATGGAAGTTCACTTGGATATCAATCCTAATCCGAAGCATAAGTCATCTGTGGCGGTTAAGGAAGCTCTTGGATGGGTCAAGGGCTCACTCGGCATCGATGCCAAGGTAAAGCCTGATTCGTTCGCAGCTACTCATGCAGCAGATCATGTTGTAAGACACTAAAATAGTTGTGTACAATTAATCCATTGTGGTGTAGGTTAAGAATATAAGCAATGGAGATTTTTATGAGAAAAGGCGAACTCCTCGGTAAAGTACTGGTTCTAGCAACCAATGCCCATGCCGGACAGTTTGATCGTGGTGGTAATCCGTACATCCTTCATCCTTTGAAGGTTATGCACTACCTGAAAAGCGACGACGAAGAACTCCAGTGTATTGCCCTGCTCCACGATGTGGTAGAGGATACCAATACTACCTGGGAAGATCTCGTTGCTATCGGTTGTACGACACGGATCATCAACGCGGTTAAAGCTCTTACTAAGATGCCTGGTGAAAACTACGACACTTACAAAGAGTACGTTTTTGGTAATGAAGACGCGATGCGAGTAAAGATGGCTGATCTTCGTCATAACAGCGATATCCGTCGTCTTAAGGGTGTAACACAGAAAGATATCGATCGGATTGCAAAATACAATCGATTCTATCTTGAAATACAAACTCGCCTAGCGCAAAAATAATTGTACAAAAAACAGTAATAATGTTATAAATAAAACTCAATGGACTTGTAGCTCAATCGGGAGAGCGCCAGCTTGTCACGCTGGAGGTAGTGGGATCGAAACCCATCAAGTTCGCCATTCTGTGTCGGTGAGGGAAACTGGTAATCCGCGGGTCTCCAAAACCTTGAGAACTCGGTTCGATTCCGAGCACCTTCGCCAGAATGTTCTTTGACAATTGAATAACCTTTTAAAGAATACACACCGGAGGTTCCTGTGGCGACCAAGCATTTGGGGGAAGATAGGAACGTAAAGAGCGAAATTACCGACAGTAGCGCGTCGACACCTCAGTAGCCGGTGTGTTTAAAATATGCGGGTATAGCTCAGCTGGTAGAGCAAACGACCGATAATCGTTAGGCCACAGGTTCGATCCCTGTTACCCGTACCAAAATTGACGAAGTAGGAACGTAATGCGTGTCGACACAGCCTTAGGGTAGAGCGGAGTGCTCTCGTAAGTGTGAATCCTACACATAGAGGAGGGTGCCGAGGTTGGCTCCTCAAGTAGTCTTGAAAACTACGGGTACCGAAAGGTACATGGTTCGATGCCATCACCCTCCTCCATTTTGCGGCTGTAGCTCAGGGATAGAGCATCTCGTTGCCAACGAGAATGTCGCGGGTTTGAATCCCGCTAGCCGCTCCATGGCCCCATAGTTTACGTT